TTGGTGGTCTACTTCTTTAAAAAATACTGATGATTCTGTTAGTTATACTCAACAATATATTCAGAATAACTATGTGAATGTATTTCCTCTTCTTGCTTATCAGAAGATTTATCAGGATTTTTTCCGTTGGTCTCAATGGGAGAATGCTAATCCTTCTTCTTATAATGTAGATTATTTTTCTGGTCTTACTCCTTCGTTGGCTTCTTCTTTGCCGGAGGTTTCTTCTAGTTATTGGAAATCTGATACAATGTTTGACCTTAGGTATTGTAACTGGAATAAAGATATGCTGATGGGTGTTCTTCCTAATTCTCAGTTTGGCGATGTTGCTGTGGTTGATGTTTCAAATTCTGATGGTCCTATTCCTAATTCTGTAGTATTAAAGAGTCCAAATAGCCGGGCTTCTTCTGAGGTTATTGTTCCGTCTTCTTATAATGCCCCTCTTACTCCGTTATCTTTTGTCGCAAATTCTGCTTCTACATCTAATATTATTTCTCAAGGTTCTGCCCTTCAAGTTAATCTTTCTAATTTGCAGAGTCAATTTACTGTCCTTGCTCTTCGTCAAGCCGAGGCTCTTCAACGTTGGAAAGAAATCAGTCAGTCTGGTGATTCCGACTACCGTGAACAGATTCGTAAGCATTTTGGTGTAAATCTTCCTCAAGCTCTTTCCAATATGTGTACCTATATCGGTGGTATTTCTCGCAATCTTGATATCAGTGAAGTTGTGAACAATAACCTTTCTGGTGAAGGTAATACTGCTGTTATTGCTGGTAAAGGTGTCGGTACTGGTAATGGTTCTTTTGAATATACAACCAATGAACATTGTGTTGTTATGTGTATTTATCATGCCGTTCCTTTGCTTGATTATACGATTACTGGACAAGATGGTCAGTTGCTTGTAACTGATGCTGAGTCCCTCCCGATTCCTGAGTTTGATAATATTGGCATGGAAGTTCTTCCTATGACACAGATTTTCAATTCTCCAAACGCTACTGCTTTCAATTTGTTTAATGCTGGGTATAATCCTCGTTATTTCAATTGGAAAACTAAGCTTGATGTTATTAATGGTGCGTTTACTACTACTCTTAAATCTTGGGTTTCTCCTGTTACCGAGTCTCTTCTTTCTGGTTGGGCACAATTCGGTGGTTCTTCTTTTGATGTTGGAACTAAGGTTGCCTTGAACTATAAGTTTTTCAAGGTTAACCCCTCTGTTCTTGATCCTATTTTTGGAGTTAACGCTGATTCTGTTTGGGACACTGATCAATTGTTGGTTAATTCCTATATTGGTTGTTATGTTGTTCGTAATCTGTCTCGTGATGGTGTACCTTATTAAATCTTTTTTTAATTATGATTGGAAAATTTAATAATTTTAATAGTTTGGAACAAGGTTCTAAACTTATTCCCAATGTTGTTCCGGATGCTTTTGCAGTTGCTCCCGAGTTTGATTCTACCGAACAGCTTCGTGTCGAAATTGATGATACGGATGAAACTTGCCCGGTGCGTTACACTTCTGATGTTCGTTTGATTCTTCATACTAAGGATCTTGCTTCTCGTGCTGGTCTTGCTATTGCTTCCAAGTTTGGACAAAGTAAACAATCTGCTTCCCAGATTCAACAGATTATGGATAGAATGTCTGATGATGACCTTTTGGCAACGGTTCGTTCCCGTTATGTTCAATCTCCTTCTGAGATTATTGCCTGGTCTAAGGAATTGTCGGCTTATGCTGAGAATCTTGAGTCCCAGGCGCAGGAATTGATTGATGTTGAAAATGCTAAACAAGAAGCAGAAAAAGCGGCTGCTGCTTCCGCTAATTCTGTTTCCTCTGAATAATGGGTCTTCTTGGTTCTATCGCTGGTGGTCTCTTAGGCATTGGTTCTTCTGCGATTCAGAATTCACAGAATAGACAAAATGTTCGGGAGACTAACCAGATGAATTATAAGATAAATCAGATGAATAACCAGTTTAACGAGCGTATGGCTATGCAGCAGCGCGATTTCCAGGAAAATATGTGGAATAAGGAGAACGCATATAATACTGCTTCCGCGCAACGTCAACGTCTCGAAGAAGCTGGTTTGAATCCTTATCTGATGATGAACGGCGGTTCTGCTGGTACTGCTCAATCTGTTGGTTCTGGTGCTTCTGCCTCTTCTGCTGGTTCTGCTGTCATGCAACCTTTTCAGGCTGATTATTCTGGTATTCAGCAGGCTATCGGTTCTGTGTTTCAGTCCCAGGTTCAGCAAGCCCAGGTTTCGCAGTTACAAGGGCAGAAGAACCTTGCGGATGCTCAAGCTATGCAGGCTCTTTCCAATGTTGATTGGTCTAAAATGACGAAAGAAACCCGTGAATATCTGAAAGCTACTGGTTTGGCTCGTGCTCAGCTTGGTTATTCTAAGGAAATGCAGGAACTTGACAATATGGCTTTTGCTGGACGTCTTCTCCAGGCTCAAGGTACCATCCAATTGCTTGATGCTGAATCTAAGACTATTCTTAACAAGTATCTCGACCAACAGCAGCAGGCTGACTTGAGTACCAAGGCTGCTGAGTATTATAATCAGATGTCACACGGACATTTGAACTATAATCAAGCCAAGAAGGTTCTTGCTGATGAAGTATTGACTTATGCCCGTGCTAAAGGTCAGAAAATCAGTAATAAGGTTGCTGAATCTACTGCTGATTCTTTGATTCGAGCTTCTAATGCTGCCAATCATTCAAAGTCTGAATATCATGAGGAAGAACTTAGGCTTGGTCTTTCTAAGGATAATGCTCGGTCTCGTAATATTGAGGATTGGTATCGTTCTCGTAATGAGAAAAAAACTTATAAATTTTTTGATAGTGATAAATATGTTCATTATGGTACGTCTATTGGCAATACTATAGGAAATCTTATACCCTGGTAGGAACTTTTGTTTGTCATGTGTTTACCCGGCTCGTAGTGATACGCGTCGGGTTTTGTTGTTTGGAGTAACTTCTGGCAACCGCGCGAAGCGTGGTTATACACCTACTGAATTTCGGGACGTAGGACTGAAATCAGAGCCGAAGGCTATAGTACTCCCATCTTAAAAGCTTGATGTTTGCAACGCGTAAGCAGTCTCCCTCAAATCTTTTCTCTCTCATCGCCGCTATACCCCTAAAATATTATTTTGACGAAGTCTACATGAGTTTGCCCGAAGGGAAAGCGATTTACCTCATCGCTTTCATACCTTTCTTGTCTTATATACGCAAACTCACAGACCAGCCGTCTACCCGTATAGCTTTGTTGAATATTACAGTTGAAATGTTTCCGTTTGTTAATTACAATCGTAAGGTGTTTATTTATATTAAATATTCTTCTGATGTTGATTAATGTTTGATTTTAATCCTATATATTTGCCTTTGTAATTCAACGTTTTTAAATATTTCTATTGTTCAACGTTAAAATTTTTATGTTTTATGAAAACCTCTTATCTTTTGTGTTCTGTTCAATCAAAGGTAAATCCTAATCAGAACGAAACTATTCTTGTGGCGGTTAATGAAATTTCCGATTTTGTTTCTTCCACTCTTCGTTCGGACTGTGTGATTATCATTTCTTCGTGTTCAACTTTTAATCCTCTTCCTGATGAAAAGTGAAACTAAATCTAAAATTTGGTCTGCAATTATTGCAGCTGCTGTTAGTCTTCTTACGTCTATTGCACAAATATTTTCGTAATTCATGAACCCAGAATTGATGAAATTCGTTGAATGGCTTTTCCGTCAGAATGTTCATTTTACCGTTACTTCCGCTTTCCGTACTGAAGCTGAGAATAATGCGTGTAACGGTTCTAAAAACTCCCAACATCTGACTGGTGATGCCATTGACCTAAAGCCTGTCGATTTTTCCGTTGACGACTTCATTTTGAAAATTAAAGGCTCTCCCTTTATTTTTGACCAATTTATAAAATATCGTACATTTGTTCATGTTTCTTTTGCTCGCGGTCGTAAGCCCCGTCAAATGGAATTGGATTTTACTCATAGAAAATGATTACCAAGGAATTACAGAATAAGTTAGTAACTCGTTGTCAGAACCCCCGTACGGTTGTCAACAAATATACGCATGAGCCTGTTGTTGTTTCCTGTGGCTCTTGCCCTTCTTGTATTCTTCGTCGTTCTGGTATTCAGACTAACCTGCTTACTTCTTATTCTGCTCAGTTCCGTTATGTATACTTTGTTACTCTTACTTATGCTCCTTGCTTTCTTCCTACTTTGGAAGTTTCGGTTATTGAAACTTGTACGGATGATATTGCGGATGTTCCCGTTGTTCCTGATATCAATGACTTGGATGCTGGTGACCCTAATACTTATTTGTTTGGTTTTCGCAGCGTTCCTCGTTCCGCTTCTGTCAAGTTAAAGAATTCTACTGTCGAGCGTACATTTAAAGACCCTGATGTAGCATTTTCTTGCCCTATGACCTCCAAGGATTTATTATTTATTCTCAACAAAGTTAAGCATAATGTTCCGAATAGAATTCCTTATGTTTGTAATCGTGATCTTGATTTGTTTTTGAAACGTTTAAGAAGTTACTACCCCGATGAAAAATTACGTTACTACGCTGTATCAGAATATGGACCCACGAGTTTCCGCCCGCATTGGCATTTGTTATTGTTTTCCAATTCCGAGCGATTCTCGCAAACTGTTCTTGAAAATGTATCTAAAGCTTGGTCTTACGGACGTTGTGATGCGTCACTGTCGCGAGGATTCGCAGCACCGTATGTTGCGTCGTATGTTAATAGTTTTGTCGCTTTACCCGACTTTTATACTCAAATGCCAAAAGTGGTTCGACCTAAATCCTTCCATTCCATTGGATTTACAGAATCAAATCTCTTTCCTCGAAAGGTACGAATTACCGAAATTGATGAAGTTGCCGATAAGTGCCTTAATGGAGTCCGCGTTGAGCGCGATGGTTATTTTCGAACAGTTAAGCCTTCATGGGCGTATCTCCTTCGACTATTCCCCCGATTTTCGGACGCTATTCGTCAATCTTCATCGAACGTTTACCAGTTACTTTCTGCTGCGTTCACAGCGCCCGAACGAGTCATTCGTAGCGGATGCGCTGATTTGAGTTGTGATCCTTTTAATGAGTCTTCCAAGCAAAGCATCTTATCTTTTTGTAAACAGTATTTAAATTATGTAGATAATTATGGAAAAAGAAATGACGAACGAAATATTCTTTCACCTAAAGAAAATTTACCGCATAGTGATATTCTCATTTTGTCTGAATGTCGTTTGTATGATGGTGTTGATTTGGAAACTGTTCATCGTACAACTCGATTATACCGTTTTTTTCTCGGAATTGCGAAGTTTGTACGAACATATTCATCAACCGGCGAGTTCTTATGGTCCGGTAGCTCCTTTCGAGGATATGCCGGCAGCCGAGAGAGAGCTTTACTAATTCTCTCGGAGAAAATAGTCGGATTCTGGAACCGTTACGATTACAATCGTCTTGTTAATTTTTATCAGACTTTGGAAGACTCTAATGATAAGGATTTGCTTGACTTTGAAATTCGTAACTATTCTTTTCGATATAATAAATCTGTACTTGATAATGAAGAACCTTATAAATCTCTCCCCCTTGTTCGTCGTTTGGCTGCTGCGTCATTGATGAAATGTCGAGATAAGGTTAAGCATAAGAAGGTTAACGATTCATTTGGTATTTTTTCTTATCAAGATTGATAATACTTAAACCTTAACTATTTTTTTTTATGGCTTCTTACACTGGAATGTCCAATCTCCAGAATCACCCTCACCGTTCTGGATTTGATATTGGACGTAAAAATGCATTTACTGCGAAGGTTGGTGAGCTTCTTCCCGTCTACTGGGATATTTCTATGCCTGGTGATAAGTATCGGTTCAACATTGAGTATTTCACACGTACCCAACCTGTTGAAACCTCTGCTTACACTCGTTTACGTGAGTATTTTGATTTTTATGCTGTTCCTTTGCGTCTTCTTTGGAAGTCTGCGCCTTCTGTGTTGACACAAATGCAGGATATCAATCAGGTTCAGGCTTTGTCTTTGACACAGAATTTGTCTTTGGGTACTTATTTACCCTCTTTGGCTCTTAATGTTTTAGGCTCTTCTTCTGTTCGTCTGAATGGTGATTCTACATCTCCTGGTTCTAGTTCTGCTTCTTTAAACATGTTTGGCTTTAATCGTTCAGATTTGTCCTTTAAACTTTTAAGTTATCTTGGTTATGGTAATATTATGAAGAATATTCCTTCTCTTGGTAATCGTTGGTGGTCTACTTCTTTAAAAAATACTGATGATTCTGTTAGTTATACTCAACAATATCTGTCTCTTATACACATCTCCGAGCCCACGAGACGCGTAGTAATCTCGTATGTCGTCTTCTTCT